TAATGTGGATTGAAAAAGAAGTTACTATAGGTAAGAGTGCATACTCTGCTCAAGTAAACGATGGAGAATCACACATCGAAGTAGAACTGTCATACTTCGATAAGTGGTTATCATGTTTAAATGAATCTATGGTAGTAGATGGTAAGTCATATAAGATTCATAACATGAATAATGTTGGTGATAGAGACGAAATTATTAAAATTGTTTTGAATAAAGGAGCAAAAAAACATGAGTACAAATCCGATAAAAGCAGAAAAAATAATTAACTTTGGTGAAAAGTCTTATAAGGCAAGAATGTCTTTAGACACAATTATTAGAATTGAAGAAGCATTAGGTTGTTCTGTATTAAAGATTGGCACAAAGCTAACACAAGCTGATTTAACTACATCTGAAGTTATTGCAATACTTACTCTTTCTGTAAGAGCAGGTGGGAATGATATAAAAGATAATGATATCAAAGAAGCTGTAAGTACAATTGGATTAGTAGAAGCAATTAAAATCACAGGTGAGTTGCTAACATTGGCACTCGATACAGGTGATTCTGTCTCTGAAAAAAAAACAAACCTATAGACGATGACTATAACCTACCTGTTGAAAGGTGGTTAGAGATTCTTGTCGGCATGATGCATATTCCATCTAGTCAAGTATGGGAAATGTCAATTCGTGAAATCACACTAGCCATTAACGGCTTTAAGGAATACAATGGAAACAAATCTAGTAACATGGATAGAGACGAGCTAGATAAATTAATGGAAATGTACCCTGATTATTAAAAATGGAATTAGATAAACTTCTCGTAAAAATCGAAGCCGACACTACGTCTTTACAACGTGGTTTGCAAGACGCTAAAAATAAAATAAATAAATCAACAAGTCGTATGGGTAAAGACTTCAGAGGTCTCGGAAATTCATTAGATAGTCTTGGTGGTAAAGTAATTAAATTTGGTGGATTACTAGCAGGAGCATTTGGTATTTATCAAGTTGTGCAAGTTGTTAATGTTGGTAAGCAAGTTGAAAATTTACAAGTAAGATTAAAAGCATTATTTGGAACAGCAGAGGAGGGTGCTAGAGCATTTGAAGTAATGCGTAAGTTTGCTAGTCGTGTTCCGTTTAGTCTAGAAGAAATCCAACAAGCATCTGGAAACTTAGCTGTTATATCTGAAGACGCCAACGAACTCGGAGAAGTATTAGAAATAACAGGAAACGTTGCTTCTGCTACAGGTCTAGATTTCAGACAAGCCAGTGAACAGATTCAAAGGTCATTCGCAGGTGGTATCGCATCTGCTGATGTATTTAGAGAACGTGGTGTTCGTGCAATGTTAGGATTTAATGCAGGTGCAAAAGTTTCTATCAACGACACAATAAAAGCATTCAAAGAAAAGTTTGGTCAAGGTGGTGAGTTTGGAAATGTAACTAATGACTTTGCAAAAACTCTGACTGGTACATTGTCTATGCTATCAGATAAATTGTTTAACTTTAGATTAGCAATATCTGAAGAATTTATGAAAGCATTGAAAAAAGAATTTGGTGACTTAGATGAATCTTTACAAAACAGTCAAGATGCTATAGAAAAATTTGGTCAGGAAATAGGAAAAGATTTAGCAGGCTTAACAAGTAGTCTTGTCAAAAACATTGGGTTGATAAAAGAAGCATTCGAAGCATTGTTTATTTTGTTTGGTAGTGCTGTAGCAGTAAAAACATTTACAGCTATTAAGAACATGAATGTTTTTGCATTATCATTAGCAGGAGCATACGTTGTTTTAACTGAAGCATTTAAAGAAAATGGTGATGAATTAGAAAGACAAGCAAGACTTAGAGAAGAACATGCCAATATTCTAGGATTCTTTGGAATTACAGTTGACAAGTCCACAAGTGAATTTGAAAAAAATAGAGAAGAAGCAAAAAAACTTACAGATACTTTAGATAAACTCGCAGAAAAAACAAAAACTGCAAATGATGTATGGCAAGAAAAATTAGACACTATCAAAAAAGGTCAACCTGAATATGACATCATGCAACACTTGACTGACATATTGGCTAGGAATTTTGAAACATTAAAAGGTGAGAGTATAGAGTTTGAAAAGATTTTTGACAAAGCAGTTAAAAATATTGGTGATGCATTCGGTGATGCAATAGCCAAAGGTGAAGATTTCGGTGATGCAATGAAAGATATTTTTCAGGGTGTAATTTCACAAGTAGTATCTTTGATTGTTCAATTATTAGTTCTCAAGCCAATACTAGATTCTATCAAATCAAATCTCGGTGATGGTGGAGGAGGTTTTGGAGGAATGTTTTCAGACTTAACAAGTTTCTTGGGATTCGCAAATGGTGGTTACATCGCACCGAACAAACCTGCAATCGTTGGGGAGAAAGGAGCTGAAGTATTCGTTCCACATACAGCAGGACATATTGTTCCTAATGACCAAATGGGAGGTGGTGTAAACGTAGTACAAAATATTTCTTTCAGTACAGGAATCGTTAGCACCGTCAGAAGCGAAGTAATGAACATGCTACCACTTATAAAACAACAAACTGTATCAGCAGTAGCAGAGCAACGTAGTCGTGGTGGTGCGTTTGCTAAAACATTCGGAGCATAAATGACATTTCCTACATTTCCAATTTCAATGCCAACAAGTCCTACTAACTTTGTAACCAGTCAATGGAGCATAATAAGAACAACAGGTTTTACTGAAAGTCCGTTTACATATGCTCAACAAGTTTCAGAATTTCAAGGAGCTAAATGGACTACCACAGTTACATTACCACCTATGTCAAAATCAGACGCAGGAGCATGGACTGCATTCTTTACACAACTTCATGGTAGACGTGGAACATTTTTAATTGGAGACCCTGATAGAAAAACAATTCAAGGAACTGCATCAGGTGTAATGTCTGTTAACGGTGTTCATGCAGTTGGCTCATATTCAATTGTTGTTGATGGTTTAAATGCATCTCAATCTAAAGCATTTAAGAAAGGTGATTACGTTCAATTCGGAAGTGGTGCTACATCAAAACTTCATATGATTGTAGATGATATATCGACTGATGGAAGTGGAAATGCAACATTACAAATTGAGCCAAGTCTAAAGACGGCATTAGCTAATAATGATGTTGTAACCTACGCAAATACAAAAATGGTAGCTAGGATGGATTCTAGTGATTTAGGGTGGCAAAGTAACGTAAACAGTCTTTATCAGTTCAGTTTCTCTTGTAGCGAGGCTCTGTAATACCCTTTTTTCCGATTTAAACATATATGGTGGTATCAAACTATCAAGCAAAAAAAACCCTCTAAGAATCGCTTCCTAGAGGGTTTATAGTAGGAGTTCATTATTTATAACATCTCAATTCAGGAAAATGTTAATTCAATCCTACTAAATTACAATATCCCAAAATATCGCAATTACACTTATGATTATAATCATCTTGATAGTATCAGGAATCATATCGCATATCTCATTAAATTTTTCAATCATATTATGACTCCATACCTTTGAAAACATATTTAGCAAAAATAGTTCCATCTTTAGTCTTCATTTTTTCATTCTCAATTATATAATTTTCTTTATGTCGTAAAGTATGAATCATTGCTGACAACCTCGTAGCATTCCATTTTTGAAATGCTTGTAAGGAAGTAATGTTACCATGTTTGTGTAAATGATTTCTTACCTTTTGTATTTTATTTATTTTCTTCATTAGATTTTACCTCTATCATTTTATTAATATAAAAAACCGATTTCTGTAAATCTTCAATCGGTTTCTTTTTTTTGTCGTATCTCCAAAGATATTTAATTGCGTTACCTTTTAGAAATCCAACAAATTCTTTTTTACTCATAGATGCTTCGATAGCATCAATACATTCAATATCACCACTTGTGTAATGACTTGGACTATTTACTACGTCTGTCATTTTTCACCTGATGTAAATGTCGTTTATATTGTTCGTCAGTAATTATTTCGCAAGATATGATTGCATCGTCTAACCATTGACTAAACTTTTTATTAGACAATGCTTTTTTCATATCTCTGATTTCTAAGATTGTATGTATATCCATAGTCACACCTTTACCGTGTTTGATGTTGTCATAAATCTTCTGTTTTTAGGAACAGGACTTTTACGAAATTTCCTAACGTATGCTTTATATTTATTCTTTACGGATATCTTTGATACCTTGTGATAATTTCTTCTCATTGTCATTACCTCTACATGTTACCTAGATTTTTTTGGAAGTGTTCAAGTGTTTTTTTGTTCACTTCATATTCACTTTTCGTGATTCGTGAATCACCTGATTCATGTTTTTTATTTTCATCAATCAAGTGATTAATTATTTTTATATAGTCGATTGTCATATTTATTCTCCTTTAAGTTGTTTTTGATTATCGTTTATCAATTCTTTGTTTTCTCTGATGTACTCAACTCTTACAGTCATTATGGATTCGTCAGGTGTGCAACCTGTACCCATAAAAGTTTTTCCTGTAAGTTCGTTATCTTCACAACATGGTCGTGTAAGGTGAGACTCATCTTTGTAACAAAGCATTGCTTCGTCTCCACTTCTTCGTCTGCCTATACAGATGAAGTCGGTTTTCGGATTATAGCTCATTAGTTTTCTCCTGTTAATTTTTATTTATATTGTTTTTAATTTCTTTTGTCATTATTTTGGTACTCCATAGTCTTGCTCTGAATCCCAATCAGCTCCCATAAGGTTGCTATCAGTATCATAAGCATCTTGCTCTGCATCATATTGGTTTTTACCTTGTCTGCTCATGTTCATCATTTTTTCTATAAGTTTTAGTTTTATTGTGTTTTCCATTTTATTTCTCCTGTTTAAATTAATTTATGAGAGCAGTCATTTCTGACTGCTCTCTTTCTTATTTATCTATTTATCATTTCTTCCCAAGTGTCACCACGTTCATAGCAACCTTCTTCAACTATATACTTAGTGAAGAAACAAGTATGATAAATAGAATTAATTTTTCCATTAACAAAACCTGTTTGTTCTTCTATTGCATCTTCCCATGAAACCACAAGACCTTTATTGATAAGAGAAGCAATAACACCTCTAGCTTCTTTTGCTGTAAGACCGATATTACCGATAAGTGGTTTGATATCGTAATGAAAAGTTGAGCCATTGTGGTCATGGTTATCGTTCATGATTTTTAAAATGTTTTTTTCGTTTGTTGTTAATGTTGTCATTTAGTTTCTCCTGTTAAATGTTTCTATACAATTATATTCTCATGTATATGACGTTACGTCAACACTTATTTACATTTATTTACACCTAATTTAGTGGCTTGAATTAAGGCTTCTAGAGATTTTATTGATTCAATCAGACTATTCATTGCTTGGATAT